AAATAGTAAGAGTACTAGTTCCTGGATTGCCGGCCACTGATACAACGCCAGTACCTACGACATTTATATTCCCACCGGTAGGAGGTACAGCACCGCCGGTGTTTCCTGTTAACGTTTGTACGAATCCACCTGGACCGCTATTAGTAAAATATCCGGCTGCTTGACTCACGGTATCTCCTTAAACTGTTGCGTACCAGACGGTTAAATAGACAGAACCAAGCGTAGGCGCACCTTTCACATAGACCCGTGTTCCTGCTGCTATAGAAGCCGCTCCACCTTGTGCAGTCGCATTAGCTGTAAGGTCGATAATCTTATAAGACTTAGGCCCTACGACCCAATAATCACTAACGCCATCGATGCTGAATGTAAGTAATGCGTCAGTATCATTCGTTATATCCAATATGCGATCAGCATTGAGAAATGGAGTTCCCAGTCCTGCATATGTACCTGATATTGAACCAAATGCCAGAGATCTGAGTACTTCAGGTAGAATTCTAATTGCAGTAGCTAAGTTTGACATGATGCTCCCTATGGATTGATAGGTTGATAGTAGGCAGCGAATATTATGTTGCCTGTCCCAGCCGACCCTGTTACATATATATTGGTATTAGCAGCCATGGAAGCACTGTAGTTTCCAGCAAGTCCTAATGCCGCAAAGGGAAGCTGCATAACTGAGTTTGCAAGTATCACGTCATGAGCATTTGTGCCATCGTAGCTAATGATGACCGGAACATTGGATTGATTGATAATGCGCAATAGACGTGTAGGGAAATCCAATGTAGCGGCAAGTTTTAATGTTCCATCCAATCCCGCAGAATTGAATGAGTCTATTGTCTGAGCTAAAATCTTATTTGAAGAGGATGTCCCCATTCTACTCTCCCTGTTTTTTAAGAATCAGTAGGTTCTACAGCTACTTGTTCAGAGTCCTTTTTAGCCTGCTCTTGAGCTAATGCAGTTTTCTGCATCTCAACTATTGCGTCCTTGAATTCATCACAGACATCGATAGCCTCTTGCCAGCTGCTGCCTAATGGTACAGTCATCTGGTATCGAACCTTATTGTCCTTTTTGAATATCTCGATACTGATCAACCCTAAATGGTAGATCTTGTTTTGCTCTTCCACGGTTCCTCCTTCAAGGAAATAACTATACTGTTTTCCAAGTTTTGCCGTACTTTATGCTCGCTATGGTGTTTTTGTTAACCTTAAAGTCTGTTGCAATTCTATTCATATTGACTCCCATTTTTAATAGATTTTTTATTTCGATAACCTTTTCATTGGTAAGCACCGAAGCAGGATTACTTTCACCAAGCAAAACACCAGTTCTTCCTTTGAATGCCATATCACGCATGTTATCGGTTTGGTCACCTAGAAACAAATGTTTTGGGTTGGAACAATTTCGGGTATCGCATTTATGCAAAACGAACATACCATTAGGTATTTCTCCATTATGTATGATCCAGCTTGCTCTATGCGCTTTCATTATTTTCCCTCTATGATGAAAATTCGCATAACCTTGCATAATACAACCATTCCAGCCCCAACACCCTTCTTCATTTTTTATCGCAAACTTCTCATAATGCTCTTTAAGCCATAACAGTTTTTGTTCATTTGTTTCCTCTTTCAGATACTCAAAATGCTTTTTAAGTTGGCCTTTTCTGAGCAACTTACGGGTGCATTCTCTAGAGCAAAACCTCCCCTTTTGTTTCTTTCTCTTAACTTCAAATGACTTTTGGCAAGCTTCACATATTCTTTCTGGTTCCATAATCCTCCTACATAAATATTACATAGGAGGATTATATCATTGCGTATGTATAAAATCTACTTTACGCTGCGCAAGTCACGTTAGTCCACGCACCAACACCCGTAGCTACAAAAATACGATCCGTAGCCCCTGTTGGAGCCGTGTTCCAATATGTATCGCCTGCATGAAGAGCAAGACCATTTCCTGGAGCTCCTGCACCTGTGTAGAAATAGACAGGTCCAGGCAATGCCAAGAATGGAGCTGAAATGTTGACGCCACCTGTACCACCTTGAAGGGTAGTTAATGCTGCGCCTGTTGTGGATCCGATTACGACACTATTAGCTGCCGCTCCGGAAGCAATACTCACAGATCCCGCTTGGCCACCAGAAGCCATCAAGTTAAACGTTTGAGCTCCTGCTGTGGCAACACCATTAAGAATGTTAACAACGCTGTTAGCGCCTGAGTTTCCACTGGCAATATTGATAGTTTGAGCACCAACGTTGACACCGTTACCAACGTTAATAATTTGGCCAGCTGTTGAAAGACCTAGGGTAATAGCACCTGTCATTGCTGCTGAGCCGACGGTGATTGTACCCGTTGCTGACGTAGAGGCTGACATATTGCCTGTACCGGCAAGAAGAGACAACGAAGTAAGTGCTGTAACATTACCTATCGTGATTACGTCTGCACCTGCCGCTGCACCGATATTGATTGCCTGACCTGCAGTAGAACTACCAAGAGTCAAAGTACCTGTCATGGTAGCAGCACCAACAGTTATTGTTCCTGTTGCTGACGTTGACAAAGCCATGTTGCCGGTACCAGCCTGCAAAGTAAGAGAAGCTGCTCCACTTGTAGAGCCGACGGTTACTAAGTTTGCGGCGGCATCGTTGGCTATTCCGACGGTATGCCCTGCGCCAACGAGAGAGAAGTTACCACTACCAGCCGTAATGGTTATTGCGCCGGTATTTGATGAATTGCCGATACTTACAGCACCATTACCTACAGTAGAAAGATTGGTTGGCCCTGGATTGACGGTCAATGAACTAAAGACACCCGCTCCTCCAGAGATATCTGACCACGTAGCAGCATTGGCTACAATAGAGGTCAAGATAAATGCAGAGTTGGTTGATTTATTGATCCATATGGTACCAATCTGAGCAAGATTGGATGATGTTGGATCTGAAGCATTGGAAACTATTGGAGCTGGAAAGATTCCAATAAGAGCTTGGCTCAAACCATACGCGGTCTGATTATATTGTGGCGATGACATAATTTCTCTCCTATAAATGAAGTTATGCCTCAGTTATAAACCTGGGAATGCTGGTACACAAAAGAAATGTAAAGATATATATTGACGATATATACCGAAGTGCTAGTATTGATATATATCAAGGGAGTAATAAAAATGAAAAATGTTCTAACTGGACATAAGAAAATTAGGTACAGAAAGAGGTTATTGCTGAATATACCTGACGAAATCCATATGACGATCGTCCATATGGCAGATCATAAGGGTATTACAATAACCAAATATGTATTACAGGCTGTAGCGGAGCAGATACTAAAGGACAAGATGTATGAATAAAATTACGCGTTGTGTTACTTGTAGCATAGGAACAAATGGAACTGACTATTGCTACTTATGTTATTGCAAGAGGAGGGAATACAAGAAAAACAGCTAGCCACATCCATAATGATTAATTAATTACACTCTATATTTCGAATTTATTAAGGATAACTTATGAATCACACTCATGTAGCCCTAATGGCCATTCTTGTATCTTTTTCTCCCCTCATCGCATCTGAAAGCAACGGTAAAATTAGCACTTCCCTTGCGGCATTACAAGCGGGTGGTTCAACAGCTGGTATTGTTGCGGGTGAACCAACAGTGACATCGATTCTTATTGGAAAAGGAATGATTATTGCCAAGGGAGCAGGAACAGTTCTTCTTTTTTCTCCTTTTGGTGCAGCGGCAGGAGCAGCAGCCCTTGTGTACTATTCCTCTCGAAACTGGAAACCAATCACAGAAACTAAAGAAAATAACTAAGGATCACTGTGTTTAAACAACTTACTATCGCACTAGTGTGCGCATCATCGCTAGCAGTAGCCTGTGAAAACGAAGAGAAGAAAGACACTCTTTTGCACAAGCAACAAAGTTTCTTCCGAAGACCAAGATGTAACGGTTACGAAACGCATAAAGGCCCTATCTTAGGATGGATTGCGTATCATGTAACTAAAGCGGTGTGTTATGGCGTAGCAGGAGCATTCGTCAATAAAGCTGCCAAAACTGTTATAAGTGGTGCATCTTCTACAGGAGTGGTACCACAACCCATTATAGATACAGCAGTAGCGGCAGCATCAACATCTGCTACTTTTGGATTTGTTGTTCCCACCGGCATGGTAGAAAGAGGCGGCGTTGTTGTTAACACGTTCGTAGAATCTTATGGAGTCACCAATCCAGCATTCCATGAGGCTATGTGTAATGCGGGAGCTGTTGGATCTGCGGCGCTCGTAGGGCAAACAGGATCGGTAGCGGGAGCATGTTCAGCCATAGAATCAGCTGCATTAGCCGCTAAAGCAATAGGCGACTCACTTCCTACATGGTAAGGAATCAGTAATGGAAGCACCGTATGGATATGAAAAAGTAGTCAATAAGCTCTTTTCTGTTATAGGCGCATATAGCGTGGGAAGATATGGATTCCAAGCAATCGCGTATTATTTCCAGTGCGAAACGCCGCAGCGAGAGATCTTAGATACGTTGTTCATATACGATTTATGTCTAATCGCGATAGGGATGTTCATAGTAGGAGCGTACTATAAACAGTATCTAAAGCCGTAAATGGTTGAACACTGCTTTACTTTGAGGAACGGAGGGCTTTCTAGGGCCCTCCTCCTCTAAACCAAAAGGATAATGAGTTGGAATCAAGAATACATGAATATCAACTTCAAATACTAGAGCGAGAGACAGAGAGATATCCTGACATCGTTCCTATAGCACTAAAGAAAATTAGGGCTAAAACGGTTGTAGAGGTTTCTCGGGAAAGATTCCCACGGTTCATGAGAGAAATGAATAGAGAAAAATTAAAGAAGTACGTAACAAATAAGGGATAATATGGAAAGTGAAAAACGCTATATAGAAATGCCAAAGTGGATACAAAAAGAGATAGATCTTTATAACAGTCGTGGACCTTTTATGAAGGCGATAACAAGAGCATCGCTTGTATATCTTGTTATCCTCCTTCTTTCACATATTCGAATTATTGGCCTATAAATCTCTTCGCTACTTTATCCACTTCATCAGATATCCTGTCTTTGACTTGCTGTTCTACGTCGAACGGAGGGATTCCTCTATTCTCTCTAATGATATCTCGCGCAGCCTTCGATTCAATCTCCGCCAATTCATTAAGAGATCTGAGATTCTCTATAACCTTCTTCTTGCCCGCGTCAGTTTGCATTAAAGTAGGCAAAGTTTGCATAAAGACTCGAAGATCTGCGTCTGTCAAACGTGGACCAAAGAACTGTTTAGCGTTTTTAACAAAATCAGCCGAGAGCTTTTCAAACTCTTCCACATCAGGACTTCCTGCTCTGATGATGGATTTAGCGGCCCCAGCGAGTGGTGAACTTAATGCGCCAGCTAAACCTCCAAGACCAGCCCCTATTGCTGTCCCAACTCCAGGAAACAATGCTGTCCCGAGTACAGCTCCAGCCCCAGCAATTGCTAAAGGAGCTTCTTCTATTTTAGTTAAAAACGACCATAGGCCTGCATTAGGAAGTTTTCCTTTTTCTATGAGCTTAACCATTCTATTTAGTCTTAAATCGCTTTCCTTGGCAGCCTTTTCCTGATTCTTAAGAGTTTCTACGTACTGTTTAGTTTCTTTTAATGTAGAAAGCTTTTCTTGAGAGGCAAGCTGTCTTTCCTTAAGAGCCAACTTATGTCTTTCTCTCTTTTCCTGAGGAGAAGTGAAAATATCTTCCACAAGTTTTGCTTGGTCTTGAGCTGAGCGCTGTTGTTTGCCAGAAGCTTGGGATGCTGGTGGATACAATGGATTCTGCTGACCAACTTGAGATTGCTGTTGTAGTGGAGCTTTGGATAAAGCTTGTTGGATTAAAGGATTAACTTGGTTTGGATTGGACAGGAAATCAGCAGCTGATAAACCTTGGAGAGATCCAACTCCTGATTGTGATGGCATTTGTTGAGATTGCTGTCCTTGTTGACCTCCCAATTGCATTAAAGCACCAAGATTTTGCAATGGATATTTACGTTCTTCTGGGCTGAGAGCCGCTAAGAACTGAGCAATTTGGGGAGTAACTCCTGGTAATTGTTGAAAAGCATTAGCTGTTTGTTGGGCCTGTTGTCTTTGTGCAAATTGATTTAGTTTCATATTGGCAAGATTCTGGAGTGCTCCTCCAAACCCCTCACCAACACCTGAAAGTCCTTGACCCAAGCTTTGACCCAGGACATCTCCTAGACCACGATATTCATTTATTATTTGTGCCATTTGTTTCCCCTAAAATCCTATGCCATAAGCAGCGCCAAGACCTTTACCTGCAGCATTAAGTCCTGCGCCTATATTGTTAGCTATATGACCAAATAATCCGCCGGTAGCAGGTAGATATTGCGTTTCAAACTGAGGTTGGAATGCAAACCGCAAGAGATTCAAGAGGTAGTTCTGGTCCAATTGTTGTTGATTCTGTCCAAACTGAGCGCCCATACCGGCCAATGTGCTTTCTAAACCTGCACCTGCTTGCCCTAGAGCTCCTTGGAAAGCAGATGAATTCTGTCCGCCACCAAGAGCAGTGAACCTCTCTGCTAATCCTGGAATAGTTTGAGAAGCGAACTGCTCGCGCGCATTCTGGGCAATAGGAGCAAATGCATTCTGATATTGCTGAGGGCCACCCATTCCCTGAGAAAGCATTTGCATGAGGTTTTGAATCGTTAAGCCTTGCAGTTGCTGCTGTGGACCTGTTTGGGTTGGCAGGAATTGAGGCTGACCGGGTTTTCCAGCGAAAAACTGTTTAATCTTGGTGCCGGTTGACCTATTTTGTTGCGGATTCATCATTGCAAACTGTTGCTGTGGGCTCATTCCCATGCCTTGATTCATCTGCATTGGCTGAAAATTCTTTGCCATAACTCTCTCCCTTTAGTCCGACGTAGCCGTGAGGCGTAGACGGATCATATTTGTATATATTCCAGTACTACGTAGCATATGGTAAACGCACTTCTATCCACTCCGACAGTTATATTAACGTTGATAGCATCTACGCTCAACTCTATATTATTCGCGAGAACAGGCGACGCATAGGGGATTGGAATATAGTTGAGACCAACAGGATCCGTTGCAGTTGCGTATATTCTTACGAATGAAGTCGCAGCGGTGCAGACTATATTATGTGGAACTGAGGTAGTTCCAGCTGCTGGAAGAGCACCAAAGTTTATGACGGTCCTATATACAAGTCGATATTCCGGAGTATTCGCAGTTCCGGAGTTGAAGTTAGGCTGCGGGAAGTACTGCTCAGATGTAATGAACTCACGCGCATTATCATAGATGCCGGTCTCTTTTGTATTGACGGCCAAGTTAATACGGTTCACGATTAAAGCAAGACGAACGATAAGCTCTTTGAACTGATCGCTGCCGGGATTAGCAGTCGACAGTTCCTGGATAACCTGCCAGATCTCCGTGGTGGGTACATATTCACCTAGATACTGCAGGATATTATCTGCTGCCATTACATATCCTTCTGTTCATTATCCAATTGTTCGTAATACTTCTTAGCAAGTCGATTATCGATATGTTTCAGTATCCAACGTGGTGGTTCATAGTTCTGATTGATGATTACTCCTGTATAGGTATCAGATTGTGGTTCGTAGGTAACGCTACACAGCAGATGGCCACTTAGACTGGAGGAAACTATACCAGCTCGGGTAGTAGAGACTGAAGGACGGGGAGATCTGTTTTTATTGCCGGCGAAGATTGTACACATTACCCCTGCGGCAAAAACTAACCAAAACATTTTCATATCCCCCCTTTATTGCAGCCTATCGCTTGATTTATTAGTAAACAGAACCATTCCGTCTAATTCAAAATCAGAAAATGCAATTGTAAGGGTGGTGATTTGGGTTGGATTTAAGTAGAGCAAGATTTGGATGCATTCGCCGGTGGTTTGGAAATATATTGGGTGCCAGAGGCGATCTTGGAACTGCTCTAATGGATAGAATGTCACGGAGTATGGATGAGTTTCTAGAACGCCGGTTCCCATATTTGCGCCGGTCCCTGTTGAACCTCCTGCATTTAACATGGAAACATGAGATGCTGAAGGGAAATAATCCACAGTTATTTCACCTGCTGATGTCTTCTCTACACCAAAATCTATCTTTTGCAGGAATACGTTACGTCCTTGATCAAGGTATGGATTCCACTGCTTAGAGAGAATATTGATGTTGGACACTCGCGATACAGTACCGCCACCAGTATAGGTTCCCGTCAATGTGGCCGATGGAATTATGAATTGATTTATCGGATCAACTCCTAATGCAAACACTGGGAATATTTTGTCAGGGTAGAGCGTTGCAGGAGTACTGACAAGCGTAACTCCTTGGAAGTTTTCCAGAA